ATCACGAAGTTGCTGTTGCAGATATTCTCGCAACGCTCTGTCGTTTGGTGTTTTTGAAGTCTTTAGATCCAGCTCAAAGATACGGTCCCGTAGTTGCTGCTTACGGGCTTGGCAGAACTGCTGCTTGACTTCTGCTGACTTGGCATAGCGCGAATCGATGGTGACCGTTGTCGCCACAACAGTGGTTAGCAGTGCCAGTGCTCCACCGAGTAGCGAGAGGCGGTTGTCCATGATCAGCGCCCTTGACCGCGTAAGGGCTTTTTACCGCGCCGGCGGGGACGCGAATGCTGTCCGAATCCTTGGGATGTGGTCTTGGGGCGACCGGCTTTGTGCTCAACCCGCCCCAGTGCGGTTTTTGACTTGACTGCCATCGTTATGCGCCTTCCAGTGCAGCGACGCGAGCCTCAAGGGCTTCGATTTGATCGCGTTGACGCTTGATCAGGTTGACGAGGTGCGGCACGAAACGGTCGTATTGAACGCCCTCAATTTCAGGCTCATCCAGAGGGATGATTTCTGCTACCGCACCTTTCTCATCCAATACCTGCTCTTCAGTTTTAACGACAGTCAGACGTGGGTCAACCGCATAGACCTCTTCTGCAATGAAGCCCCAGTGACCCCAATCACGCCTGTCTTCTCCCGCAATACTGCGGTACCAAACTGGACGGATGTCGAGAATTGCATCAGCGTACGAGTCTTCAAGCGTTTCAATGTCGGTTTTGTACTTGAGAGACGAAGTGGACCGGCCAAGCGTACCAAAGCCGTTAATAAATACGTTTGGTCCGCTAACTGTGGTTAGGTTGTAAACGCCGGGCGCGTCAAAATAAGTGTTGTTTCGGCAGAAGATTGTGTTCGCCCCAGTTGAGCTTTGAACTTGGAAGCAGTATTCAGTCGAGCTAGTGTTCTGTCCTCTTATCAACAGGCTTGGGTGACCCAAGCCGCCGGGTGCATTGATATCTACGCCGCCAGCAGAATTTATTCTCATACGCTCAATATTATTAGCGCCAAAAATTAAACTACTATTTGCCCGTTGGAAAACATAGGCTTCAGTGCCACTTGCCCCATTTAGCAATCCAACGCTAAAATCTGCGCTGCCGCTATTTGTAAATTTGAGACCACTTGAATCGTCTTTTATATGGAAAATAGTTGACGGACTTGTAGTATTGATGCCCACACGCCCCGAGGTGTCGATGCGGACGCGTTCTGTATCACTAGTTAAGAACGCAAGTGGGTAATAAGCGCCGGTGGAATTGTAAGTTGCGCTTAAACCAACTCTTGAAGCTGAACTACTGACCTGAATCCGGAATTGAGTATCGTTTGATTCATGTTCAACACGGACATAATCGTCTGCTGCACTATTTTTAACATGGAGCTTAGTGTTACTGGCTGGAGTAGTGCCAATCCCTATCGCATCTGCCGATGCATCAACAAATAATAAGTTGGGCTGAGTGTCACCCTCTACGCGGAAGTCGTAGTTATTGCCGCCGTCGTTAAAGACAACCGCACTGGTGCCAAACTCGACTCGCTCAGTGCCAGCAGTAGAAATATTGACCTGATCGGTGCCACCGCTAAACAGACCCGTATCAGTGCCGCTGTCCTTGAAATACAAAGGCGGCGCAGCTGCCGTGCCATTCTCCAACGCAAGGTTGGTCCACTCACCGTCAAGCTGAACAATCTCGATCCAAGCCGAGTTGGCTGCATTCCGGAGTTTCAGCAAGCCTGCCGTGGTATCAGCCCACCACTGATAGGCGTAAGTAGTAGAAGGCTCACTTGCCCCGCTGTTGTTGCTAACGATTGCAGCAAGCTGATTGTTCAGGTCGGCGCGGAAGCTGGCGCCGGACTGATTGGCAACGTTGTAGTCAGCTTGTGCCATTAGGTGATCTCCCGTCCGTAGCCGATTGCGGTGTAGGTGAAGTCGCGGCTCACCAAGGTGCTGCCACTGTTCTTAAAGCTTATCTGGAACCCCGTCCTTGTGATACTGCTGACCTCGAAGAAGTCGCCCGTTGCCAAGTTGAACGCCGAAATCCCGATGCTTGGCGCTTGGTAGAAAGGATCGGCAAACGTGACCGACTTGGTAGCGGCGCCGCTGGTAATCGTGGCGGCTGGCACCTCTGTACGCTGGTCAAGCTCCAGTTCACACCCCAGCTCGTCAATAATGATGTTCTGGGCGGCGTTGGTGCTGGTGGCGATGACCTTGAACTGGAAGGCGCGACCGCGTTCAATCGCGTTAACAAACTCGACCCAGCTGCCCCAAGTGGGGGATGAACCCGGATTGTCGTCAGTGGCGCGGACGTAAAGCTTGGCGTTTACGTCGTCCAGCAGATCGCCGTCAATACTGGTCCAAGTGTCGATCAATGCCGTATTGTCGTCCCATAGATCGCCGGGCAGGAAGGCGCGTGTAACCAAGTAACGGCGCAGATCCATATCAAACACGCCGCCCAGATCAAGCGTGCTGCCAAATTCGTACTCGCCACTGCCAAGTGAGCCGCCGATACCATCAATAGAGGGCAGGGCATCAAAGTCACCATCAGTCGCCATTGAGTCGATATTGGTGCCGGTGTTAATGATGAGACCGTCATACTCCTCGCTATAGAGCATGTTGGTGAGGTTGCCCGAGAACGGCGGAGTCTCTTGATCCTCCCGATAGCTCTGAACAAGCAACCTTGGCAGATAGGTTGGCAAGCTGACAGTTGCACTTGCAGCATTTACAGAACGGTTACCTGTGTCATCCTCAAATTTGATCAGGTAGGTGCCCTCAAGTGCAGCGACTTGAACTTGCGTTTCGGCACCACCAACAACGTCGATGTCGTTGCTATTTTCCCAAGTTGCAGCAGCTTCAAAGCTGTGGCGAATAATAACCTTACCGCCAAGGATTACGTCTAAGGCTTGGGCGGGGTTCCAGCTGACAATTGCTGTGTATAGCGAGTTGGGTATGACGTTGATCCCAGTTGGATCCTCTGGCGGCGCCGTTTTGCCAAAGGCTTGGAACGAAAGGGCGGCGTAGGTATTGGACGGGACGCCAACAGCGTTCAGGCTATAAACGTGGATTTCATAAGTGCCTTTAATGCTGTCGATGATTTCATAGGTCGGAGCCTCAACATCTGCGCTAATCCAGTTGTCGTTTTCATAGCGATAACTAATCCGGTATTTGCTAACCCCTTTCTCGGCATCCCAAGAAACAATAATTTTCGATGCTGCTCGACCGTTCCGCTCAAATAAAGTCTCCTCTGCCGTCAGATTGCTTGGCGGATTGGGGCTGGAATCAAAGATGCTGATGTCGCGCTGCTGCAGCGGACGATCACGCTCGATGTAGTCGTACTTGCTGGAGTTGTACGAAAGGGCGGTGATTTTGTAATTGATGCCGTCGCTTTCTTCAATCGTCAGCACGCGCCAAGTGCTTGTCAGCAGCGTGTCGTTTTGCAGAATCCAGACGCTGTTGACGTTCGGTGCAGCACTGAAGGCAGAGCCAACGGTGATCACGGCGCCAGTGATGTCTGTGACCGCCTTACTCTCGACCGTTCCGTCAGGCAGAAGCACGCTGAGGGTTGGGTTGTTTGTGCTGTCCAGATCAGTAGATGCCGTGTCGTCAACGGTGACGGTGGTGGTAGTTGCGGCGCTAATCCGACCACCACGGCGAACACCAGCCTTGACAGGATCTGAGATCTCGATGACAGCACCGGGACGCACCAGCACACCTGCATCGACGGATGTGGTGAAGGTGACAACCTCTGTTTCGTACTGCTCGGAGTACAGCAGCCACTCGCCTAGCCGGTTTGCTTGTCCCCGACTTGTGCAGGCAAAAGCCTCAATGTTGGTCGTAACGACGCCGTATTTAGCGATTGCGTCACGGTCTTCAACATACTCGTACCCAAGGTCTTGGGTATCCATGTCGAAGTAGCTCACCACTGCAACGGTGTGGCGCGTTTTTAGGCTGCTGCCGCTGTAGCTAAACCCCCCTTCGCCAACATTTGCCAGAGTGAACAGATAAGACGAATCAACTGGCTTATCCTGTGCAATCGTCAGCGTGCCAGTTGCCCAGTAGGGCATGACGCGCATTACAGAGCAAAGCTCATTGATCAGCGTGTATGCCTGATCTTGGTTTTGAATCAGGACGTTGCAGGAGAATCTGGGCTCTTGACCGCCAAAGCCATCAGGAATTAGCTCAGAGCAATACTGACTGGCAGAGAAAAATGCAAATTTGTCTAGTTGACTTGCAGAAATATGATCGCCAAGTCCGTAGCGGCTAGACGTAAGCAAATCCCACAGCACCCAAGCCGGGTCGGAAGTCCAAACAGCTGCACCAAATGTGCCGTCCCAAATCCCGCTGTAGGTGATGCGTCCGTTGGTTTGATCAACAGTACCGTTACTTGGAATCTGGACTTTTAAGCCGCGAATTTTGTAGGTGCGGGTTGGAATATTGCTGAAATCTTCAGCCTTTAGCTGCATCGCCATGACGGCGCTGTTTGGGTAGCGCAGCTTTTCAAAAATAATCTCGGTATAGCTGGTCCAGTAAAAATCGTTTTGGATCAGATTTGAACCGTCAGCTGTTTCTCTTTGAACGAGAATGTCAACGGGGAATGTTTTGCCTTGCAGGTCGATTAGGTAATCTTTCTGATATTGCTGAGATGATTTACCTGCGACAACGTCGGCAAGTGCAAGGGCGTAGCCCCCGCCATTTTGCTGAGTGTAAATGCCAATGTTGACTGCAGAACCAAAAACGTCACCGGCTTCTGTGAACTCTTGCAGTGCAGGCCAAGTTAGTGTGACGCGAACAGCATCAATGGTTGTGTCAGTGATCTGACGGGTAACTGCCTGCGAAGATTCGGTTGCGTTTGCGTAGGAATGAACAAGGTTGCCGACGATAAATCGCTCATCTTCAGATGCGCCACCCGTTGAGGAAAAATTAACTCGAATAGAGAAAACGTCGGATTCAGAC